CCGGGATATTTACCGGACCACCTCGAGATCGCCGCCAACAGGCTGATTCAATATTACAGCCTGCACCAGGTCACGGACGCCGCGGAATACGCGAACTGCTCCGCCTGGCTATTGACTGCACCCCAAATTGTGCGCAAGATTCCGCGCCCGAAACTCTTGGAGGAGTTGTGGCGATTAGACTCACAAGCCAGCGCGTTGGACATCGGCTGGGACGATCTTGTGGAGCCGGAATCATACGTAGCGCAGCTCGACATCAAGCTCCTCGCTCCGGTCTTTGCGGCCAAAAGCAAGCGCGTGGCAGCGTGCATTGCCGCGGTCGATAAAGGGAGTCAGGATGTGCATCAGGCGGTGCACAAGCTTAAGTCAGTGGCAAGCCAAAAGAGCTCAGAGCCCGGCCCCTCGGCGGCCTCCGGCGCTCCCACAAGGGGCAAAGGAGGTTCGGGGCCTAGCGCTTCAAACCCTAGCGATAAGAGGGGGGTAGGTCGGACCCCCCGCCGCTAACGCGGCCTATAGCCCCTTCGGGGGGGGGTGGAGCGTGGGGAGCGCGGCCAGAGGCGAACTGGCCGCGGGACGTCAGGAGATGCGGCCCTCCAGCCGCCCAAGCCTATCCAGGCATCAAAGGCATCTCTACCGGCACGTAAGTAGTAAGCTGGGGGTTGGGCTCCCCCGGACGAAAGAGGCGCCCTGGCTGCGGTGCGTCTCGTTTCGCCGCGACTATCTTGGAGGAGTAGTCGTGTCCTTTGGCCTCCGAGCGGGAGGCGGGGTAGCTCGTGGAGCAAAGCAATTTCGGCAAGAACCTATGGGTCGGTGGGCTTGAGCACCGGCTAGATGGAACGCTGAGTTTTTGCTGCGCTTCGTGGGTCCCGCTGACTGTGTATGGTCATCGTACGCCCCTGGCATTCGGATACCGCTCGCAAGGCGGTGCCAGCTTCCTCAACACCGGCTACAAGCCCGGGTTCGTTGCATACGCATAGACCGAGCGGAAACCTATTGACATTCGTTCAATGGCAGGTTCCAAGCGAAAGGTAATCAAAGGCAGAAAGCTGAAGCATAAAATAGCCTCTCGAGCTAATGCCTACAGGGTCCTCGCTCAAGGCGTCGGCGCGGTAACAAAGAAAGCGTTTGGTAGCACCAAACAGAAGCGTCCGACGACCGTCGCCCAGGAAGCGAAACAACTGCAGCGTGCATTGAATGCTCGTCTCCCAGCACACCCTTGTCTACCCCGAGCGGTTGGTCCTTACACGACCGTCCGCACTACCACGTACGTTTCCAATGCTAACGCGATGAACATTTTTGTGCCTTTCATGCACAATTCTACCAACGCGGAGAAAGATTGGTTGTCAGTGGTCGGGGTCTCGGATGTGGCCAGGAGCGTTGCAGTTAATGGTCCGAACAACACGCATTTCATCGCCGGCCCACCGCCTGCCGAATTTCTTACGGCAGCGGAGGCGGTTCCGGCAGCGTTGTCTGTTCAGATCATGAATCCCGGCTCTTTACAAACCACCGAAGGCATTGTCGCCATAGGCCGTGTTAATCAGCAGCTCAACCTAGCGCAGGAGACAGGTAGTTGGGACGAAGTAGGAGCGAGGTTCATCTCATTCTACTCCCCTCGCCTTTGTTCTTCGGCCAAATTGGCGCTGCGAGGTGTCCGCTGCTCAGCTTACCCTTTAGACATGTCTGAGTACGCCGACTTTCGAACACTTAACCCTATTTCAGGAGACAAAACCTGGGACGTGTCTTTAGCTCCGGGAGCACTCTCGCCGATTGTCGTATACCAACCAAGCGCCACTACGCTCTTGAGTTATTTGGTCACGATCGAGTGGAGAGTGCGGTTCGACCCACTCAACCCTGCCACCGCATCACATACAGCCCACGGCGTCACCAGCGATGGTGCCTGGGCGCATGCCATCAAGGGCATGTCGGATATGGGGCACGGTGTTGAAGACATCGTCGACTCGATCGCCAACATTGGCGCATCGGTCGTCGAAGCATAGACCTTTTGCACATTGGGCTCGTTGGGAGCCGTTTACTTAAGCCGAGGGTTTGGGACGCGCGTTTGCGATCCTTGATAAGCTTCATCCCTCTTGCATCTCGTTTGAGTCAAAACCCCAATAAAGGATCGTTTCACCTAAGGTGATTTGGCATTAGTCAGCAACGAAACCATTGGTTAGTATCCTAACGAGGTGTTGGTAGCCACGGCACTAAAAATTTGTCTTTTCTTATGACGGCTCCCATCGAGAATCCGCGCGGGCGCGATTTTATGCGCGCCCACGGTCGCACGTCAAGG